CATACCGTTGTGTTCCTGTTGGTTGTCTACGGGTTGATGTCGTTGCCCCAGGACCAGGCTTAAACATTGGAAAAATATTCTTATACAAGGACATATTGATGGTGAAACGTATTCATACTCTGGCTTTTCGCGCGATGGTTAATTCACAACCCCCTCCAGCAAGGCTGTTGTATGTATTAACACCTCCCACGAACCTTAAAAAAATAAAAGAGTTGGAAGACCAACTAAAAACTATGAAAGAGAAACTCAATAAACTTATTCTTGAGCATCAGTCTCGTCTGGATGACGGGAAGTAAGTTCAAATCCATAATCATCTGAAACCAATTTTGGCTCGTGTCGTTTTATAATTTCAGCCATGACATCTGGCCCGTGCTCGGGTAAGATTTCATTGAGATAGCGTTCAAGGTCTTTCTTTGAAAGCGTCCATCCTCGTTTCCATTCATTTGGTTTCTTCACTTTGAACAGCATCTTAGATTCTTTTAACTCAATCTTTGGTGGCAACTCTTTTTGTTCATTGTAGAGAGCAGCAATGTCACCTTCCCAAGCACGTCGTTCATCTCTCAATGCTGTGACTGCTTCTTGGTATTCTGTAAGTTCCTTATTGACTTGGATATAGTGTGTTAATAAAGATTTTAGTTTTTCCATTTGTTGTGTACATTCATTCTGTTAATTCTTAAATATCCGTTTTTTACAATGGCGTGGCTTGATAAAGACGAAGTCAGTAGATTTCGTAGTGTCTACAACTCTGAACATCCTCACGAATCACCTATTCCTGCGGGTTCATCTGAGGAAGTATGGCACTCTTTGAAAAGAAGACTTCAGGACAAATGTAATACCGGTTCAGCAGAGTGTATTATTTCTTCTCTGTTACGAAGACCCAAAGCCCCTCAAGAATGGAGTGTGAATCGATACGAATGGTTATCCTCGGATGATATTGAGGCCATTGAAAAGAACTATATGGATTTGTTTCCTGACTATTTCTGTGCCGGTGTTGTGCCGATTGATTTTGATTTGAAGAATGAAACCAATCAATGTATCGTAAGTACTGTATGTGCTATGAAAATTGATGAACTCTATAAGCAGGGCAAACAGCAGATTGGGTTGGTATTAAATACAGACCCACACGATGGACCAGGTCAGCATTGGATTGCCGTATTCTGCGATATTCGTCCAGAACTGGAATATCCTCGTATGACCTATTTTGATTCGTATGCCGAACATCCAGAACCCGAAGTCAAAACCTTAATGAGACGATGGAAGAAACAATGGGACGCTACCAAGGTTCATAAGCAGGGTATGAAATTGACCTACAATACCACTCGTCATCAATACAAGGATTCGGAGTGTGGAATGTATTGTTTGTATTTTCATTACGCCTGTCTGATGGGTATTCCAATGGACGAACGCATTCCAGATGAAGTCATCAATTCGTTTCGTAATTTACTATTTAAAATGCCTAAATAAGTAACAATGAGTGACACAGTGATTGGAGTTCTTCTCGCAGGATTTCTAGGGTACCTAGTGTATGATGAATTTCATAAACAAAAAAGCATAGTTCTTCCAAGAAAGAGATTATGCGATTACTATACCGCAGGGTCTGTCTTTGAAGATATTCCAACCGTTCTCAACAATGGTTGCCGACTTATCGAATTACACGTCTATTCCGACGAACAGGACCAACCAGTTGTCTCAAAGAAGCCGTTACAGCAGGGATATGACTATGCGGATGACAATGTAACCTTTGAACAGGTTTGTATCGACATTGGTAATCTAGCCTTTCCATCATCAGACCCATTTATTCTTTCCATCGTGCCACATACTCAAAAAACTGTAACATTCAATCGTATGGCAGAGATTTTGACAACCTCTGCGACTCGGCCTCATTTGGTTAAGGGAGAAGTGTCGCCTACCACACCTATCGACGAACTAAAAGACAAAATCATTATCGTAGCAGGGGGTGTAATCGCAGGAACAGAGTTTGAGAAACTCGTAAATCTGGACTGGAATGGGTCTCTGTGTCGCCGATTATCCTACAACCAGGCCGTCCATCCTCGCGACCAACCAGAATTGGTTCAGTTCAATCGCCATCGTATAACTTTAGTGGGTCCGGATATGTATCTTGGAAAAACAGGAATAAATAGGGACACACCCTTTGCGTATGGATGCCAGTGGAACCTGTTTTCAAGTTCTTGGGCGCCACACGGGTTCGTGGAAAAACATGTTGAATTACAATAAATGGCAACTGAGTGGATGAAACACGTCAAGGAAACTATGAAGGCTCACAAGGGTGCTGCGTTGAGCGATGTCCTCAAGATGGCAAAGAAGACCTACAAGAAGCAAAAGGGTGGTGAGGTTGCTCCTTTCAGTGAGTCGTCTGACCTCACTTTCGCTGGACCAAACAACGCCAGCCCATCTGCCCCAATCCGTGATGCTGCCCCTGTCGGTGGTCGTCGCAGAAAGACTTCTAAGAAGACCAAGAAGGCTAAGAAGGGTTCTAAGAAGACCCGTAAGCATTAAAGCAAATTAATATGTGAAACTCGGTAAGTTTTCGCGTGATCGCGATCTTTCGTACGGCCTCCACCTTGGAGCTTACGACAGGTTTTACCGTGATAGGATTTCTTTGAACATCCACTTTTGTAATACATCACGTGATGTGCGTATCCTTTGTAGGTTGGTATTTTTACTCCTGTCTTCTTTGAAAGAACGGACAACAACCGATACATCCATTTCATATAACTTCTGCGATTGACAAGAGTTGGTTCATTGTCTCGCAGATACAACTGGAATGTCTCTCGCAATTCTTCGAAGGGATAGACCTCTGCCAAACTGTGTAAAAATGCTCGTTGTTGGCACATTTGAGGAGGTTCGGGAGAATCGGGATAATTAGCGGCCAATGAGAACAGAAAATCGCGCCCAGGCACGGAAGTGGGTTTCATATTTTTATACTGTTCCTTGACCTCTTCAAAGGTTGGGTCTGCAGGTGGTTTGATAATGGTTGGGTCAGTCTTAGCTTGTGTCCTCAACTTATCATTCACCATATTGTGAATTTCGTAAAGCCACTTCGAAGGTTCTTTACGCAGGGGATGTTCGTTCATGAACTGCGTGGTGCTCTCACGGCAGTATTTGCAGGGTAGAATGTTCTTTATACTCAGGAGGAAATCATCCGGATGAGGTGAAAAAAACGCAATGTGATGAAACAGTTGCCACGCACTCGGGCCCCAGTATCGTGTATCAAATCCCATTTAACAATTATTATAACCGAAGATTAATGATTAAGTAAAAACTTAAGGAAAGAAAAAAACTCTCCATTTGATTATAAAATGTTAGATACCCGTGATATTATCATCCTCACTGCTGCGTTCTACCTCGGTTCTGTCGTCTCGACCTTCTTCAAGGCTTTGTCTGAGGGTATCATCACTCCTATCCTCTCTCCTGCCGCTGCTGCCGGAAAGGGAGTCACTGAATTCAAGGTGGTCGTTGGTGGCGTGACCCTCAATGTCGGCGAAGTGGTTGCTGCCCTTGTCAACCTCATTATCTCCTTTATTGTGGTCGTCTTCACTGTCGGACTCCTCCGCACCTATGTTCTCTCAAAGATTGGTGCCAAGAGAACCGTCGCTATGGAGTAAATATTGATACGTAATAATACAAATGGTTTGGTATAATCCGACAACGTGGTTTGGCGAGCAACAATCTTCTAACCAAGAAATTGGTGTGATGCCATCTGCTCCAACATCTTCCTTCGGTTACGGAGGCAAAAAGAGAAAAACCAGACGCTCTAAGAAATCAAAGTCTAAGAAGTCACGAACCGGAAAGCGATCCAGCCGCCTTTAGGGTATTTACCATAGGTATCTTCAATTCTTTTCACCAACTCCTGTGTAGTAGCACCTGATTTAACCTCGTTCGTTCGTTTCCATTCCTGGAATGAACTAGTGAGTGCTCCTTTTGTAACAGGTTCAACCTGTTCTGTTTCTCCCTCAATCTTTACCAACATCTCTCGTAGGTACTGTGTGATAACATCATTCTCATCCTTGTACTCTTCGCTGTATTCCTGAACCTTCTTTGGAATATCAATCTTACGAATACCATTATTGGTCTTGTAAAGATGAACGAGATACGATAAGAATGCAGTCGCCCATTCTTGACTCATAGTCTTTTGCATCAACGATTCATCAATCAAGTATTCGTTTGGTGCCTTTGGATTGTGAACGAACTTGGAAGTGAAGTTGATAACAATCAATCGTCTCCAAGTACCTCCATCCTTCGCATTAATCTTGGGCTTGTCATTACAGGCCAAATGTAATCGGGCTTGAACGTCAAAGTCAATCATCGCTTTTGCACCAGCATACAAGTCTCTGGCAGTAACCTTTTCGGTAGAGGTCAATTCCTTCATCAATCCAGTATTCAACGGAACCTGTTCATCCGGTTCCTGCATAGTCGCAAATCGTTTGCCCTTCAATCGCACCATCTCCGGAGAAGCAGCAGAGGATTTGCCTCTCTGTTGAGTCAGCAAAGTAATTGGTAACTTACAACAGTAATCACCCATTGTGGTGGTCATCAAGTTCATCAACATTGATTTACCATTTGAACCCGAACCCGTCAGAATATGAAATCGCTGTGCATTATTTCCAGATAATGAACTCGCAAGATGGAGCATGAAATAGTTACGAACTTCTGTGTCTGGCAATACACTGCTCAAGAACTTCTCAATCTCAGGCCAACAGGCATATTCGAAATACCTCTTATCTTTGTCGTAATCAATTTTGGTGGAGAAACTAATGTAATCATCTGGGCTTCCGTCACGGAATTCCAAGTTGAGAGTATCGAAGACACCATTGTTGAAGGCAATCAGGTTCTTGTTCTCATCCACTTTATCTACAAAGGTTTCATCCAAGAACAATTCACGACATTCCTTCATCACACTCTCTTTGAAACGAGATGTGCGGAGTTTGGTCTGCATAGTCATATATTTCTTCTTTTTGGAACTCATCAGACAGTATTCACAACTCATATCACCTTCATTCTTGTGAGTACACGGATTCAACCCACGCATCAGATTACCAATTTCCAATTCCTTGTCAAGAAACAGTTTATGGACCTTATTTGAAAGCAGACATTGAAGTTGAATACCCTTATCAGTTTCCTGCCAGATGTGTCCGCAGTATTGATACCATACATTGTTTCCGTAACGAACACATTTGAAATTGTCACGAAAGATTGAATACACAACACGAGCAACATCGTGTTCGGTCTGTGTCATCGTGGATTCCTCTACCAATCGGAAACTGTTACTCTTTTCAATTTCAGCATACTTATCTGGGTTATCAGACCTTGACCACAGACGCAAACTGCCCTCACTGAGTTTGGGTCCATCAAATCGGAATCCAAAGGAATTCCATTTGGCCATTGCTTCACGGAAATTGTATTGGTCGGCATCCTGAGCACTGAATTCAAGCCACACACATTCCAAGTCTGGATGAATATTTTTCAAACACTGACCTACAGAAATCCATTCGGCATAGTCTTTGTAACGCTTTTGAGAAAGATTGAATACGTGGTCGCTGTAATACTTCATCATCGCTTCACTGAGGGGTTGAATATACGCAGTTCTGTCAGGAGAAGAGCCTCGTGAATTTCCATCCCGATGCATCTGTCTACCACGAGTCGGTTGAGTTGCCTTGCCACCGGAGATAGCAGTAGGTTCTTTGTTGTTATGCGCTTCCACGATTTCCTTTCCTTCATTTGTCAATTCTGTTTCTTCAGTCGGAGATGAACGGATACTCAATTTCTTAAGCAAAGCAGGTGTTGTGGTCAACGGAACATCTTCATCAATTGTTATATTTCCATTCTCTGAATTCCATTGAATGATGTATTTGATACGATACGGAGTGCCTTCTGCTTTTTTGGAACCGAGCAGAGTCCAAGGATTCGTGTGTGTGAGTGGAGAAGCATCGTATACCTTTTTCCAATCATCCGAGATTGGGAGTCCTGGAAAGAACTCGGTCATACGATTCAGTAAATTAAGTCTGATAGTCTCTTCGATATACCGACTCGTCTTCAATGCAGGAACAATCAAATGGATTCCCGATTTGGAAGATTTTTTGGATGGATAGTAAGTTGGTTCAGGTTTCTCGGTTACATAGATTTCAACATTGTTTGGAACAACTAGATATCGTTTCACTTCTGCCATATAAGATTTCGTAAATTCTACAACCTGTTTCTGAGTATGTAAGTGTTCGGTAACCTGACCTTCATATTTCAAGTCAAGGTCGACACGAAGAGCACCAATTCGTGTGCTCTTTTCTGTCATATGTAACGGTCCGTGATTCAGTAAGTGTTCGCAGTAGAGTTTATAGAATTCGTCTAAGTCATCATCATCAATTCTCCAAGCACCGCCGGACATTGATGTGTGGGTTACTTTGTCCCCGTTGGCCTTTCTTCCTTCTCTTTTCTTATCTGGATCGCCTTCTCTTTGAGTGCCATCAAGAAATGTCATAAGTTTGGAAGAGGACATTCTGTGTTAATAGTCCCGAGAACTTTCTTGCCAAGAATCCATTTTAGACGCACTAAAACGGAAAGAATATTAACTAATCTTCAAGGCAAGTATAATGAAGTTCTGTAAGGATTGCAACAACTTTCTGTATAATATCAGTCGCGAAGGAGACAAGGCATATATCTCCTGCAGAGCCTGTCCTTACAAAGAAGAAATCACACCAGAAAATCCAGTGATTTATGATCACGATCTTCAGCAGGATACGTCGGTTCAATATTCTATCAATCCATATCTAAAATATGATCCAACCTTACCAGAATTTGATAATATGATTTGTAAAAATCAGGAATGTCCTACACGCGGTGATAAATCACAGATTGTAGGCATCAAGCTCGATGCTGATAATGTAACTTGGTTATATCAATGCAAGGTGTGTGATGCAATGTGGAAACAGAATGCTAGCAGCAATTAAGAACGTCCATTGTAGAGTGTAAGTACCTTGCCAGTATTGCCTTTACCAGAAGGAGGACCACCTGCTTGATAGGTTTTAGAAGAACTAGTGGTTCCGCTGCTAGAGTATGTGACAGTAGAGAGTGCATCTGGATTATTTACTTTTCCCTTACCAGCAAATGGTTTAACATAATTCAATCCAGTAATAGCAGTTTTATTAGGATTCACAAGGTAGGATGCCTTGCTTGCTAACAACTGGGCGTTGAGGATAGATTGACTAGGAACAACTTGTACGTTGTTGTGACGATTTGCAGGAATCGCTCCATTCTGGTAACCCAAGGACGCGGCTTGGAGTTTGATAAACGTTGTATAATCAGAGGCACTGATGTTAGGCATTCTTACTTTTTACCTGTGACAACTTTTGTGGTGATAATTGTTGTGATAGGGGCTGCCTTAATGGACACGGCAGAAGCAATATTGATAGAAGCAGTCTTCTTACTCGCAATAAACAAAGCTGTCGTATTGGTAGATTTGGATGCCTTACCGGTTGTAGGTAAGGTAGCATTAGATTTAACAAATTCTGTAAAATCAGAAGCCGATGAACGGATAATAGGCATTTGTATAAAACGAATGAAACTTTTACATATCAATCAGTAAG